GGCAAATACACCTCTAGGGTCAGAGAATCCGAAAACGTATCTCTCTCTAGCTTTGTATCTAACGTTGCCAGTATCAAAGTCACCTTCCATAGTCGTCTTGATAGGTGTTCTCATGAAATGCTTAAGACCATTTGGTACATCTGTTTTAATGAAAAACGCATCAGTGTCAGTTAGGTAATGGTTCACAGTATAACCTTGTGGAATCATTCCCATGTTTTTGATCGCGTTGATATCATTGTCAGCTGTGCCTACTCTACCTTGAGTATTTAACAGTCTGTCAGCAGTAAATTGTAAGTTAGAAGGAATTACTAATTTTGTTCCTCTAGCTGCAATTTTAAGTCCTCTTTCATCAGTGAACGCTGCAATGTCAATTAACGATTGTTCTAATGAAGTCTCGTTAAGATCTGCTGCAGTCGCTAACGTATTTGAAAAAGTTCCTGACAATGTAGGGTGCGCAGTAGAAAATAATGCTACTCCGTCTCCGCCTGCATATGTCGCATTGAATCCATTGTTCAATACTGCTGCGCCTTTGATCTGCTTAGTGTTCGCCATAGATCTTGCTAACGCTTTTGTATATCTAGACGCAAGTCTGTCATACAAGTTATCTTCGATAGCTTCTTCTGTGATCGCGAATGCTAATGCAATCGTTTCGTTAGTGTATCTAGCAGTGAAAGTCTCTTGTGCATCATCAAATGATACTCCTTGACCTTCTGGTTTAACAGCTGCATTTCCAAATCCAGATAACATTACTTCTTCTTCAAAAGCTCTGTCTGATGATTCTGTATCGAAAATTTCCGCTGCTTCGTCTGCGTAGTTTCTGTATTCAAGTCCGAATAAAGCATTCAAACCTGGTTCTAGTTCTTTGACTAGCTGTGCTCGTGATATTGCCATAGTTGTTTATCTCCTTATTCTATTACTTGTACAAGCTAGAAGCTGGATTGATTGCCACCACAACATCAACACCGCCGTTTACGTCAGTCTTGTCTGTTTGGTTAGGCTCACCTGCCACTCTGATTAGAGTAAACATATTCCCAGCAGCGTCTGCTGTGTCTACGTCTAGTCTTACGTCAGATTGACCGGAAGTTCCAGTTCCACCTTGGTTGCTACAGTTGTATCTATTACCGATGTCTGCTTGGGTAAAAGTAGTTGTAGTTGCTACTGCTCCTGATCTTACTTGAAATTCCTGATTAGGATTATCAATTACAAAAGCTATACCGTTGCTTGACCCAGTGTTGTAATCAGTGCCAAAATTAGCGCCTGATGCTAATGAGTTTACCCATGTAGGCTTACTTGTAGTTGAATCTACGTAATAAGCTCCGTTGAATATACCCACTAATTTAGGTGAAGTTCCTGTTGAATCGTAGGAATTTCCACCCGCTCTACCGTCGTCAGTAGTTGCGTAACCAGCATCTTGTAAGAAGCCAGCCTCTGCAGCAACGGAGTTACCGTCGTTCAGAGAAACAGGATCATTCTTATAAAACGTGTTAAACGCACCACCGTCAGTGTCATATAACTGGTATTCAGATTGACCTTGTGTAGCTGGAGTGCTTCCAATTGCCATCACAGATCTAAACCCGTAACCAGATGTTTGTGCATTTGCCATAGTTGTTTCCTTTTTAAGTTAATTTAATGGGTAGGAATTACTAAAAAAATTTAGTTTTTCTTTGTACCACCAAAAGTTACACGAGTCTGCCTTTCACTATTGATCGGCATACTTGGGTGCTGTTCCTTAAGAAGATCGTTGTTAATAGCTTCGTCTCGGTCTTTAGTTGCTTTCGCAAAATAAGCTTCCCGAGCTTGCGCGATTTCTTCGGCTATCCTTGCCAGCACAAGGCCTCCTACTCCAATGACGCCTGCGTATTTGCCTTCTTTCATAACTGGATAATCTTGACCTGGGTATTCGTCACCTCTGACTAATTCCCATCCTTCTCGTAATTTTCCTGAAACGTTTTTAGTGTCATCAAATCCGAGAACTTCAACTCTTATCCATCTATGCCTATAACCGGCTGGCGCAGGTGGTGCATCAAGTGATGAGGGTGGAGTCCATACTACTTTTTTAGCTGTTTTAGCTCTAGTCTGACTCGCACGAGAAGTTTTCATTTTTTCATTTTCCATATGCTTATGCTCCTTCCGTGATATTTAGTTGTTTCGCATACTCTTCGAGTGGCACGCCAATTCTTTTAGCAATTGCTACCTGTGATGGCGAGAGTCTCACAGTTTTTTTGCGTCCTGTTGAGCTAGAACGTTTAGCTGATGCTACATTTTGAACAGGTTTTGTTCTTTCTGTAGTTTGACCGTCTATCTTATCAAATTTATGGGGGAATTCAACCCTTATTCTTCTGTCAACTTCCTCATAATATTCGTCTGTCTTAGGGTCGTATCCTTCTTTCTCTACTAACGTTTTATGTATATCAAACGCTGTATAAGTCATAGCTGAATCATTACCAAACCAACCATTTCTAGATGCCCAGTCTTCTGCTTTAGGATCTGATACTGGTTGTTGCTGTTGTTGTGGATTAATTCTAACTTGTTTTTCTTGAGAAGCTTCTTCTTTTTCCACAGCTTTTAAAGCATTTAATCTAGCTGATTCAACAGTTAAATTTGCTAACTGTTCTTGAGCTGCAATTTGTCCTTCAACATCTTGTGCTTCAATAGCAGTTTTTAATGCTTGCTTTGCTGCTTGCATGTTAGTGGTTACTCTTTGTTCAAATTCACTAACATAAGATTTATCTAATTTAGATAATCTTTTAACGACTCTATCTTTTTCGTTAGTAACTGATTGAGCATATTGAACAGCTTCTTCTCTCTGTCTTTCTGCTTCTCTCATTTTACGAGTTAGTTTAGCAATTCTTTTTTGAACGCCTTCACTATATTCTTTTAACTCGTCTTTATCTTCTTTTTTTTCTTCTTTAGGCTCCGCTTTTTTTTCAAGTTTAGTTTCTCTTTCGTTTTCAAAAGTTTTATCCGCAGGGGCTTCAACTTTTTCAACTTCGATCTCTTCCTTGACTTCCTCTTGTTTTACCGGTTCACCTTTATCATCAAAATTAACTTCGGCTCCTGTTGTTTCACCAACGTCAATTAAGTCTTCGTTTTTTTTATCTTCTGGCATAGTTCCTTCCTATGTTTATATTAAATGAAGAAGTGATTCAGGATCATCTACAGTTCCTAAAACTTCATCATCATTAAGTATTCTCACCTCACCGCCTTCTATTGGTAGTCTTGAACCCGCATAACGAGCAAAGATAACCCAATCTCCTTGTTTACACCAAGGTTCAATAAATTTTTCTGTGTCCTTGTATGCTAAATCTCCCAACTTTAAAACATATCCACACGTTGTAGATATTCTTGCTTTGTCTAAAGTTTCTTGGGAAAATAATATTCCACCTTTACTTTTATTTTTTGGTGTAAAAGGTAAAACTAAAATTCTGTAACCGGCTGGTTGTGGTAATTCTTCAATTGAATTAGAACCTAAATTATCTGGACTTAAAGGTTCTGGTTGAGCTTTGTCTTCTTCTTGATATTTTTCTTCTAAAGCTAATTTAATTTTTGGACTTTCCTTGTCCGTTTTTGTTTTTTCGTCCAATGTCGACGACTGTTCCTGACTCATCTTTTTGCTCCTTATCGTTTAGCAGGTTAGAGATATCCTGTAATGTTAATTGTATGGCATGTGCCTGTCCTACTAAGTACTTATATTTTTCCATATTGTCAACCCCGCCTGTTAAAATGGCGTCGCCAATTTGTTGTAATCTTCCTTGTAGACTTTTTTGTGTTTTACTTATTATAATTAATGGATCATCCATTATTTTTTCCTCTTCTTCCTTTTTTTCTTTTTTGTTTTACTGCCATACTTTTCTTCCCATTCTCTTGCGAGTTTAGGATTGTTTTTCCAAAGATAACGTCTTTGTTTCTCGGATTTAAACGGCATATTCTCCTCTACCTAGATTTATGCAAGAACTTCTTTTCCGCATGCAATACAAACAGTCCCAACACGAGTTTTTTCTCCTTCGTGAATCTTAACATTTTTAACATCACCACAGGCACATCTTTTGCCAAATAGTTTGTCAATTAGTTTTTGATATAGGGCCTTTAGTTTGTTCATTATCCTTTTCTCATTTTTCTAAAAGTTAAAGCTAGATTTGCTCTTTTACCTAATTTGCCACCTTTTTTAGCAGCAGCTTTTAATTTAGATACAGGAATTTTTTTACCTTTTTTAATTCCCATTTGAGATCTTAAAGCACCTTTTTTAATTTTTGCTTTTTGGATCCATTTTTTATCCGTTGAACCACCAGATTTTAAAGCAACGCCCATACCTTTGCCATCTCTGACAACTCCACCACCTCTGTATTCCTGTCTAGCAGTTTTCCACGGTGTTGCTGATGTTGAGTTAAAGTATTGTGGCATTATCTTATTGCAATTCCGCCACCTCTTTTAGCTTTACCCATAGATTTAACATGACCACCTTTTTTGTAGCCTCTGTTTAGTTCACTATGAATTCTACCAACTTCGTCTCTTCTATTTCTGTTAGAAGGTTCCGCTTCAACTCTACCTAGTTCTTCTAGTAAGTTTTTTCTACCTCTGTTCATATTTATTACCTATTTATCTTTCCTTTTTTTTTCATTTTAGAACCAAACTTACCATAAGACTCATCAGCAGAAGCTCTAAGTTGTTTCTTAGTTCTTTTCTTTTTGATTCTCATAGCGATTGATTCATCTTTTCTATCTTTATAGCCTTGTTTCTTCACACTTCCTCCTTTCTTCATTCCATCACTTCCGTATGGAAATCTGTACCCGTTTCTTACTCCATTTTTTCTCATATTTTTCTCCGTTTATTTTTTTCCATTTCGGAAAATCTGTGTACCCTTTATACCAAAAATACTACCAACTACAAGGATCCAAAGTGAACTGAACCATGTCGGCAGTGCTGCAAAGTGCTCAAAGAAAATTTTTACTTTGTCTAACGCTACCGGATCGTCGCTAAAGACTCCCCAGGCGAGCACAATTATGGGCGCCGAAAGTATCACAAGAACAAATTCGTCCTTGTAGTCGTTTTGACGAGCTTCTAGAAGTTTACCTTGGTAAGCTTCCTCACCACGCGCTTGTCGTTCGGCATGTAATAGCTGTGCATCTGACATAGCCATTTTTGATTTCTGCTTGTTAGCATAAATTTTACTTCCTGCAGATACCGCTAGCTTAATTGCACTTAACCACATGGTTTTAGTACCATTTAGCTTTAACTGGTTTTTTGTCAGCTCTCATTGCCTTCGTTCCTCTAACAGTTACTGTTTGAGTTTCGTTAGGGTCAGTCATCGCAACAGGTTTATCGCCTGTTTGATAACCATCTGAACCAACACCCAATTCTTTTGTAATTTTTGGGTCTTTGTTCATGAAAGTTGAACCTTTTTGCCAATCTTTGCTCATAGTTTTCTCCTTAGTGTTAATTATACCTAATTTTTTTTAAAATTTCTACCGAAATCGTGTCTTTTGCTTTCATCAGCCATTGTTTGTTTAGCAAGTGACACTCCTGCACGTAATCCAGCTAATTCTTCGTTCTGTTCTAGCTTTTCATCGTGTTGTTGGTCGTTCATCATAGCCCGCATAGTGTCTAAATCAAGTCTTGCTTCATTATTTGCATTTTTATCTTGATCAGCTCTAGCTTTAAGGTCTAATTCTCTAGATTTTAGTTTTAATAATGGGTCACCACCAACTTCACTACTAATTTTATCTTCTTCTTTAGCATAATCCGCAGTCATTTCAGCAATTAAGATAGCTTTTCTAGCTTCCATCATAGATGTTAGCTGTTTTGCTCGTTGTGCCATTTGCATTGCTTGTGGATTTTGTTGCATTGCTTGTGGATTTTGCATCATTGGACCCATTTGTTGTTGCATCATCTGTAATTCTTTTAATTCGTCAACATATTCTAACTGAATTTGTTCTTGTGCCATTAAACTTATGTGTTCTAAAATATTTTTTTGTAAAGACATCATTGCCATTGGATTATTTTGAACCATAGAAATAGACATAAAGCTTAAATGAGCATCAATGTGTGCTTTATGGTCTTGTCCAGGATAAGCTCGAAAAGGTTTTCCGCTAATTGACATAATATGTTCTAAACTTGGATCCATTGGTGTTGGGGGAGCAGGAGGTGGTAAAATAGCATTGATATTTTTTACTCCAACTGCTTCATACATAGATCTATAAGCTTGATACATGTTGTGCATTTTAGGATTTGATTGCGCTAATTGTAATTGTGCTTGCGCCATAGAAATTCTTTGTGTTTGTGAATAAATATTTGGATCTGCAACAGGTAAAATATCTATTCTGTCATCAAAATCTTGTACTTTAATTTCACGTCTTGCACCTGGTACATCATAAGGATAAACCGGAGGTAAATAAGTTTTAAAAACTTCAGCTAACAATTTAAATTCTGTCTTAAGACCAACGTATAGTCTTTTGTGAATAGCTGACATTACTCTTGATCCTCTTTCAAGTAATGCAACTGTTGTACCAACCGCTGCTTGTTGGTTCATATCTCCAACTTGGGAGTCTGCAATACTTGCAAATCTTTGAGCACCTTGAACAACAATACCCATTAATTGTAATAATGTTGCATCCGGTCCTTTAAAAGGTAACTGCATAAACTGATCTCTAATATTTCCACCAGGTACGTCAACATCTCTAAATTCTCCGGGCTGTAATGGCTGTGCATCATCGCG